CCTGTTATCAGAGACTGCCAGCGTTGTGGTGGTCGTGGCTGTGAAAGACTACCATCAACGGAGGCATTTAATGCCATATGCAAAGTGACGAGTGCTATCACGCTTGATACGTGGAAAAAATCAGTGAAACGCTTTTACGATACGTTGGTGGTTCGGTTTGACATTGAAGAGGCATGGGCGGAGCGGCAGTTAAAGAGGGTAACGCGATAGTGTTGTTGATTTTTCCCGAATCTGTGGTAAATTTGCTCTAACGATGGGCGTTTTATGCCTGACGTTAGAAGATTTTTTACACCCCGCCGCCTGGCGGGTTTTTTATGACTGAAATCGCGTCAGTACAGTAAACGCGCTGGTGGCGGTGAATACCTGTCTTTCAGCTTGCTGGCTTTTTCGACAAGAGTTATTGGTGTGTCACGTTAACCGGAAAAGGGAAAAAGACATGCTAAAACAGCAGGATATGACAGAAACCGCCAGAGTAGTGTTTAATGAATTAAGCGTTACCGAACCGGCGACAGTCGGGGAGATTGCACAGAATACTTACCTTTCACGCGAACGCTGCCAGTTAATACTGACCCAGCTGGTTATGGCGGGTCTGGCAGACTATCAGTTCGGTTGTTACAGACGCCTTCCGCAGTGAAGGCTTTTTTATTTGTGGTAAATGGGCGGCTGGTGGGTGTTAGGGGCACCCACCAGCCATCTGCTCATGCGTTGGGTTCACAAGCAAACCTCAGGCCCACTGCTTTGCGCAAAAGCAGAATGAGCCTATCAGAGACAGGCTTAATGATCCATGCTTAATACTGTAAAAATATCCAGTTGTGAGTTAATCAACGCCGACTGCCTGGAATTTATCCGGTCGTTACCCGAAAATTCTGTTGACCTGATAGTCACGGACCCGCCGTACTTTAAAGTGAAGCCTGAGGGCTGGGATAACCAGTGGAAGGGCGACGATGATTACCTGAAGTGGCTGGACCAGTGTCTGGCGCAGTTCTGGCGGGTGCTGAAACCTGCCGGAAGTCTTTACCTGTTCTGTGGTCATCGCCTGGCATCTGATATCGAAATCATGATGCGTGAACGCTTCAGTGTGCTGAACCATATTATCTGGGCGAAGCCGTCCGGACGCTGGAACGGATGCAACAAGGAAAGCCTGCGGGCGTATTTCCCCGCCACAGAGCGCATTCTGTTCGCGGAACATTATCAGGGGCCGTATCGTCCGAAAGATGCCGGGTATGCGGCGAAGGGCAGTGCACTGAAACAGCATGTGATGGCCCCGCTGATTTCTTACTTTCGTGATGCGCGCGCGGCCCTGGGGATAACGGCAAAACAGATTGCAGATGCCACAGGAAAGAAAAACATGGTGTCGCACTGGTTCAGTGCCAGTCAGTGGCAGCTACCGAATGAAAGCGATTATCTGAAATTACAGGCGCTGTTTGCCCGGGTGGCAGAAGAGAAGCATCGGCGTGGTGAACTGGAAAAGCTCCACCACCAGCTGGTGGATACGTATACCTCACTGAACCGGCAGTATGCGGAGCTGCTGAGTGAATATAAACATCTGCGGCGGTATTTTGGCGTGACGGTGCAGGTGCCGTATACCGATGTGTGGACGCATAAACCGGTGCAGTTCTATCCCGGGAAACATCCGTGCGAAAAACCGGCAGAAATGCTGCAGCAGATAATCAGCGCAAGTAGCCGTCCTGGTGATCTGGTTGCGGATTTTTTCATGGGGTCGGGTTCAACGGTAAAAGCGGCGATGGCACTGGGGCGTCGTGCGATTGGTGTTGAGCTGGAGACCGGACGTTTTGAGCAGACAGTCAGGGAAGTTCAGGATTTAATCGTTTGAAACGGATGAGATTGCAGAATTAATTACGCACCATTATTATTCTGCTCCCGGCCCTTTAGCTCAGTGGTGAGAGCGAGCGACTCATAATCGCCAGGTCGCTGGTTCAAATCCAGCAAGGGCCACCATCACAAACCGCCATTAGCTTATCAGGAAGAGCAGACGACACGATAACAGGGTTGTTGGTGCGGGGGCGGGTCCCCGATGGCGGTCCATTATCGGTATTCAGCGTTGTTAGCTCAGCCGGACAGAGCAATTGCCTTCTAAGCAATCGGTCACTGGTTCGAATCCAGTACAACGCGCCACACTTATTTTCCCTGGCTCGCTTTTGCGGGCTTTTTTTTAAATGTCTCACAATTCAGGCGGTTGACTGTTGTCTGGTTTGCGGGGAGTTTGTTAAAAGAAACTGGCATGGTGAATCCCCCTGTGCGGAGGGGCAATCAGCGAGTAGGTATATGGGATAATCGCGGATTCAGGTGCTGGTACTGAATTCACCGGGAGGCACCCGGCACCATGCAATGGCACATAGCGCCACTCTCCAGCCCCTCTCCGGAGGGGCTTTTCTGTGCCGGATACATCACAGTTTCTGGAACCTTAGGTACTACAGTATCAGTCAGGGTGCTATATTTTCAGATGTGATGAAAGCCTGTCAGCAGGCAGGGCGTATCGGAAATGACCCAGTAGAGAAAACGTTGACTCAGATACCGGTGCTGAGTTACCGGGAAACCGGCATCACATGACCGCTATCCTTCCAGGCCCATCCGCTCCGGTGGGCCTTTTTACTGCAGAAAACAGGTTCCCCGTTAAATGCTATGTTGCTCACAATTCAGTAAGTTGACAGTTGCCTGTCAGACTGGGCATTTGTTAAAAAAATTTCGCATGGTGAATCCCCCTGAGCGGAGGGGCGACTGGTGACGGTATAATCTCTGATTATCAAAACGAGAATGACGCGGGTTTAGTGGCACCGGGCTGAACTCACCGGGAGGCACCCGGCACCATGTGCATGATGATACAGATACGCGGCTTTAGCCCCTCTCCGGAGGGGTTTTCTTGTGGGCAAAAAAAGCCCGCGCTGGGAGACGCGGGCGGCAAGGAATAAACAATAAAACGTGAAGTAATATTTCAGCTGGCGAATAATACCCCATAGTAATCACTCTGCGCAACTGCGCGGTCTTTTTCGAATTGCGGGCTGTCGTCTCTCTTCTGCCATTGTCCTGTAACTTCCGGACTTCAGCCCGCTCCTTATTTTACTCACAATATTATCCCGGCCGGGAGGATTCATGGCATTTAAACACTATGACGTGGTCAGGGCGGTATCGCCGTCAGACCTTGCGAAACGACTGACACAAAAACTGAAGGAGGGCTGGCAGCCGTTTGGTAGTCCGGTGGCCATAACCCCTTATACCCTGATGCAGGCGATTGCAGCAGAAGGTGATGTGGTGGTCAGTGGTGCAACTGAGCCGGATTGGTACTACGTCATCGTACTGGCCGGGCAGTCCAATGCCATGGCTTACGGTGAAGGGCTTCCGCTGCCGGATTCATACGATGCGCCCCATCCGCGCATTAAGCAACTGGCCCGTCGTAACACAGTGACTCCCGGTGGTGAAGTATGCGTATTTAACGACATCATTCCTGCTGACCATTGTCTGCATGATGTTCAGGATATGAGTACGATTAACCATCCCCGGGCTGACCTGAGCAAAGGGCAGTACGGCTGTGTCGGACAGGGCTTACATATTGCCAAAAAACTGCTTCCGTATATCCCTAATAACGCGGGGATCCTGCTGGTACCATGCTGTCGTGGTGGTTCGGCATTCACCCAGGGCACGGAGGGGACATTCAGCGAGTCCACGGGGGCCAGTCAGGATTCGGCTCGCTGGGGAGTGGGTAAGCCGTTATATCAGGATCTGCTTTTCCGCACGAAGGCAGCATTGCAGAAAAACCCGAAAAACGTTTTGCTGGCGATATGCTGGATGCAGGGGGAATTCGATATGACGAATGCCAGTTACGCCCAGCAGCCAGCAGCATTTCTTGCAATGGTACAGCAGTTCCGTGCTGACCTTGCCGGGCTGGCGGCGCAGTGTCACGGTGGAAGTCCGGCATCAGTCCCCTGGATTTGTGGCGACACGACATACGCGTGGAAACAAGAACACGGTACGCAATATGAAGTGGTATATGGTGCATATAAAGGTAAAGAATCCCAGCAGATTTATTTTGTTCCCTTTATGACCGATGGTAGCGGAGTTAATACACCGACAAACAACCCGTCAGAAGATCCTGATATTGCCGGGTCTGGTTATTACGGTTCGGCATCCCGAACGAACAAAAACTGGGTATCATCAAATCGCCCGACGCATTTCAGCTCATGGGCGCGTCGTGGCATTATTCCCGATCGTATGGCAACTGCTATTCTGAACGTAGCCGGTCGCACCTTAGCCTTCATTAGTGGTAAGGCACCGGAAATCAAACCCTCGCCCGGCGGCGACACTCCATCGGGGCCGTCTGATGGTGACACATCCGTTCGTACAGTCTCCCTGCTGCCGACAGCCGGAGAGGCTGCTGCGCAGGGCTGGACCATCACCGGCGGCAGTGTTGCGCTGGAAGATGGTGTGTTTAAGGTTACCAAGCAGAGCAATAAAACCTGGTCCCTGATGCATCCGGTGGATGACGCAGTCTCCCTGCTGACACGGGGTGGCAGACTGAGCTGTAAGTTTCGACTGTCAGGCGCACTGACCAACAACCAGTTCGGTCTGGGAATTTATCTGTATACCGATGTAGCGTTACCTGACGTCGTGGCGATGACCGGGACTGGTAACCCGTTCCTGATGTCGTTCTTCACCCAGACCACAGACGGCAAACTGAATCTGATGCATCACAGGAAAGCAGGAAACACAAAGTTGGGCGAGTTCGGGAATTACAGTAACGACTGGCAGACGCTGGAGCTGGTGTTCACCGCCGGCAGTGCCACGGTTACTCCGAAACTGAATGGAGTGGCTGGCCCGGCATTCCAGGTCATAAAAGACAGTCTGACACTGGGGCTGAATGCGCTGACGCTGACGGATATTACCAAAAATGCAGCGTATGGCGTTGAGATAGAAAGTCTGGTGCTGGAGATAAATGCACCAGCATCATCATAAAAAGTGAGCCAGTCAAATGGAAGGTATCGTTAAACTCACCGGTAGTGTCAGTGGGTCGTCTGAGATGCCTGCATGAGTTATCAGAGCCATCAGTACTTAACTGGTGGCTTTTTTTATTGTTGTCAGCTTCCGGATAACGGGAGACGGGGTATGTACCAGATGGAAAAAATCACAACAGGTGTGTCATACACCACGTCAGCGGTGGGAACGGGCTACTGGTTCCTGCAGTTGCTGGACAGGGTTTCCCCGTCTCAGTGGGCGGCAATAGGCGTGCTGGGGAGTCTGCTGTTTGGGCTGCTGACATATCTGACTAACCTGTATTTCAAAATCAGAGAGGACCGTCGTAAGGCTGCACGGGGAGAGTAATTCAATGACTCAAAACTATGAACTGATTGTGAAAGGGATCCGCAATTTTGAGAATAAAGTTACGGTAACTTTAGCGTTACGGGACAAAAAACGCTTTGACGGTGAAATTTTTGACCTGGACATCTCGCTGGACCGTGTTGAAGGTGCCGCGCTGGAGTTTTATGAGGCAGCAGCCAGAAGGAGCATCAGACAGGTCTTCCTGGATGTTGCTGCCGGGTTATGTGAAGGGGACGAGCTGTTGCCAGAAACGCGCCCCTGTTCAGAGGCGCGGTATACCATAAAAATTAACAGTTCTGATAACTCGATTACGGGTTGTTAGCTTTTTGCAGTTGGCTTTCCAGTATCTTTCATTGGTAGCATCCTGATAAATATCCATGAGCGCAAAAATCAAATACGGCCTGTCAGCTGCTGTTCTGGCGCTGATTGCTGCAGGCGCGTCTGCTCCTCAAATACTTGACCAGTTTCTGGATGAAAAAGAGGGTAACCACACTACGGCATACCGCGATGGTTCCGGTATATGGACCATCTGTCGTGGTGCCACAATGGTGGATGGTAAGCCCGTCATACCGGGAATGAAGCTGTCGAAGGAAAAATGCGACCAGGTTAACGCTATTGAACGTGATAAGGCGCTGGCATGGGTGGAGCGCAATATTAAAGTACCACTGACCGAACCACAGAAAGCGGGTATAGCGTCATTATGTCCCTATAACATTGGCCCCGGTAAGTGTTTCCCGTCGACGTTTTATAAGCGGCTGAATGCCGGTGATCGTAAGGGCGCATGCGAGGCGATTCGCTGGTGGATAAAAGATGGTGGGCGCGATTGCCGCATACGTTCAAATAACTGCTATGGACAGGTTATTCGTCGTGACCAGGAAAGCGCATTAGCCTGTTGGGGGATAGATCAGTGAGCAGAGTCGCAGCGATTATTTATACTCTGGTTATCTGCACCATCGTCTGCCTGTCATGGGCTGTTAATCATTACCGCGATAACGCCATTACCTACAAAGCCCAGCGCGACAAAAATGCCAGAGAACTGAAGCTGGCGAACGTGGCAATTACTGACATGCAGATGCGTCAGCGTGATGTAGCAGAACTCGACGCCAGATACACAAAGGAGCTTGCTGATGCTAACGCGACTATCGAAAGTCTTCGTGCTGATGTTTCTGCTGGGCGTAAGCGCCTGCAAGTCGCCGCCACCTGTGCAAAGTCAACGACCGGAGCCAGCGGCATGGGCGATGGAGAAAGCCCAGGACTTACAGCAGATGCTGAACTCAATTATTACCGTCTCCGAAGTGGAATCGACAAGTTAACCGCTCAGGTCAACTACCTGCAGGAGTACATCAGGACGCAGTGCTTAAAATAATTTTAATTTCACTGAAATTTAATACGTGACTTTCAGGAAAATGCCTCGCAGATGCGGGGCATTTTTGTACAGGTATTTCACCGCGCACCGCAGCGCACTCAACCACGTCGAACCAAACCCTTTGGAATGAGCCTTTGAGTAGTCAGTTAGTGCTGGTGAGCCTTGACGGGCTGATCTCCTATGCAGCAAAGGTTCATCTCAAAGTAAGACGAACGCTATGACAAACCAAGATTCTATAGACCTATCTGATCTTCGTGGAATGGTCATTTTTCCAGACAAAAGGTAATCACCATAGTCGTATGGCTATGAATCTTGTTGCTGCAGATAAGCATTTTGTGATTGAAGTGGTCAAATCTCTCAAATGCAGTAAAATGCAGTGCGCTATAATTCAATAACGGAGGGAGTAAGGAGAAGTCATGAAAGATCAAGATGTTAGGTTCGCGGTGCATCATAAGCTTTTGAAAGAATCGCATTTAGATCCAGACTGCCTTGTGGTCGATGAATTTTCCATATCCCTTGGCGCCAGTAGAGCAGACATTGCTGTAATAAATGGTGTTATACACGGGTACGAGCTCAAAAGTGAATATGACTCTTTGGAGCGTTTGCCTCTTCAAATCAAGCATTATTCTTCTGTAATGGACAAGGTTACTCTTGTCGTAGCTGAGAAACACCTTGAGGGAGCATTAAAGTTAATCCCAGGTTGGTGGGGCGTTAAAACGGTTTCTGTTGGGCCAAAAGGCGCCATTCTTATAAAGCACATGCGTGGAGAAAAGCTTAATCGAAACCATGACACATTGATGCTCGCTCAATTGCTTTGGAAAGATGAATGTATCGACGTACTTGAACGATGGGGCTATTCCAAAGGAATCAAAAGCAAGCCCCGATTTGAGTTATGGAATATTATTGCGGAAAATATTCCAATAGCGAATCTCAGGCCTGAAGTCAGAACAGCCTTAAAGAAACGCGTAGGCTGGAAAGTTAAGGCTTGGCAGGCTGAGTCTGCGCCAACCAATAAAGCTGTCTCACGACTAACGTAATATGGTGCGTATGTGCAACTTTACGCCATTCTTTAGAGCCGCCAGATTTGTTAGCGCCTAATGATCTTTGGTAAATGTAATCATCCCCCCAACTAAATTTGGAGCCAAAGACTTGATACTCTGGCGAACTAACAAGGGTAGTACATAAGTTTTTAGTTTGGCCCCATCCATTTCCTTTAACTGCGGTACCTTTTACAAAGATCCATGAGGTATCGTTCGAATATCTCACTGAGACATACTGAGACATGAAGCGTGGGTCTACGCTCGTAATGGTAGAGCTAGCGGTGGGATAATCACTAAAACTTGGCGTTCTTCCATTGCTAAAATTCTGTACTACGTACATCCAAAGATCGTATTCATGGCGCGGAATATGATGAACTTGATGTTGCGGTATCCCTGCCTGTGATGCCGGGTATGCGGTTGAAGATAAAATCAAGTTTCTCCACGGAGCTTGGCCTGATAATGTGTTGACCATGCTTAATGCTTGTTGTTTTAAACTATCAGTTGCGTTTTGAATATCTCCAAAATCAATGATTACATCAATTAAACTAGGATGAATATTTAAGTGGTTAACCAGACTTGTGAATTGGTGCCATGTCTGGGGGGTGATAGATATAGCGAGCCCATTGATTAAGTTGCGTTGAACAGCATGTATATAGTTTGTTGAATATGCGGGAGAAACAACAGGGATAATTTCCTTACCATTTACTCTAGCATCTTGGATACACATATCTAGAGGATGATGGCGGCTCGAACCATGTTTATCTAAATATTTAACATCCAGCAAAACAGGACGATTGGCTTTCCAGGATGCCGCAAGGTTAATACCGAAGTCAGATAAGTAAGAACTCAAATTCTTCTTGTAGCATTCGTTTTCATAATCCCAGTCTATGTCTGGAATGGTAATGATCGGAGTAAAACCAGAGAGCGTAGTTTGATCTAAAAGCATCAGAGATTCATATTCAGCAGGCTTCCATTTCAGCTGTGGATAATATTGATGTTGACTCATTAAAACTCCTTAAAATCTTTACTTATCCTAAGTATAGTGTTATGGCGTAACGCCAATTGTTTTTATACACTTGAAAACATTGGGAAAAGTTGAGCTATATCTAAATTTACAAAATTGGATGTTATAGAAATCGAGGTTTCAACTAGGCATGGAACTGCAAAATTTTTAATGCCTGCACGCGAAAGTCGTTGGCGGGTCCTTTCCGGTGATCCAGATCGTTACGGGGCGGCGACCTCGCGGTTTTTCACTATTTATGAAAATTTTTCAGGGAAAATCGTGTCGGTACTTCTCGAATATAACTTTTTGTTTTTTTTAATATTGCATTCATAAATGTCCGACATGAAAGTGTCCGAAAATGCCTTTTTCTGGCGTTTTCATGTCGGGCCTTGTATTTGATAATGGGTTGTTCTATGAAGGTTAATAAAAAGAGGCTTGCCGAAATTTTTAACGTGGACCCGCGGACGATTGAACGCTGGCAGTCTCAGGGGCTCCCTTGCGTCTCCAAAGGCAGTAAGGGCATTGAATCTGTATTTGATACTGCCATGGCAATTCAGTGGTATGCGCAGAGGGAAACTGATATCGAAAACGAAAAGCTCCGCAAAGAACTGGCCGATTTGCGTGCGGCAGCGGAGTCAGATTTACAACCCGGCACCATTGACTATGAACGCTACCGGCTCACAAAAGCGCAGGCAGATGCGCAGGAACTGAAAAATGCCCGTGAAGACGGAGTGGTGCTGGAAACTGAACTGTTTACCTTCATTCTGCAACGTGTGGCACAGGAGATTTCGGGGATACTTGTGCGTGTGCCGTTGACATTACAGCGTAAATATCCGGACATTTCACCATCACACCTTGATGTGGTGAAAACTGAAATCGCGAAAGCCTCCAATGTTGCAGCTAAGGCCGGTGAAAACGTGGGCGGGTGGATCGATGATTTCAGACGCACAGAAGGCAGCTAATGCAGCCGGTGCGATAGCTACAGGGCTTTTATCTCTCATTATTCCTGTTCCACTGACGACAGTTCAGTGGGCCAATAAACATTATTACCTTCCTAAAGAGTCGTCTTATACCCCGGGGCGGTGGGAAACACTGCCGTTTCAGGTTGGCATCATGAACTGTATGGGCAACGATTTGATTCGCACTGTTAACCTGATTAAATCTGCCCGTGTTGGTTATACAAAGATGTTGCTGGGAGTGGAGGCTTATTTTATTGAGCATAAATCACGCAACAGCCTTCTTTTTCAGCCCACGGACTCAGCTGCTGAAGATTTTATGAAATCTCATGTTGAGCCAACGATAAGGGATGTTCCTGCATTGCTGGAGCTGGCTCCATGGTTCGGAAGAAAACACCGCGATAATACGCTCACCCTGAAGCGTTTTTCCTCCGGTGTGGGTTTCTGGTGTCTGGGGGGAGCGGCAGCAAAAAACTACCGTGAAAAATCCGTGGATGTGGTTTGTTATGACGAGCTTTCCTCGTTCGAACCGGATGTTGAAAAAGAGGGTTCGCCAACCCTGCTGGGGGATAAACGTATTGAGGGCTCTGTATGGCCAAAATCCATTCGCGGCTCGACGCCTAAAATCAAAGGCTCCTGCCAGATCGAAAAAGCCGCTAACGAGTCGGCACATTTCATGCGTTTTTATGTGCCCTGTCCGCACTGTGGGGAGGAGCAGTATCTGAAATTTGGCGATGATGCCTCGCCTTTCGGTCTTAAGTGGGAGAAGAATAAGCCAGAAAGTGTTTTCTACCTTTGTGAGCATCATGGCTGTGTGATCCATCAGTCTGAGCTTGACCAGAGTAACGGGCGGTGGATCTGTGAAAACACGGGCATGTGGACTCGTGACGGTCTGACATTTTTCAGCGCCGCGGATAATGAAATTCCGCCGCCGCGCTCCATCACATTCCATATCTGGACGGCGTACAGTCCGTTCACCACCTGGGTACAGATTGTCTATGACTGGCTGGATGCACTGAAAGATCCCAACGGCCTGAAAACCTTTGTGAACACCACGCTGGGCGAGACCTGGGAAGAGGCCGTGGGCGAAAAACTCGATCACCAGGTGCTGATGGATAAGGTTGTGCGTTACACGGCTGCGGTGCCTTCCCGGGTGGTTTATCTGACGGCGGGCATTGACTCGCAGCGAAACCGTTTTGAGATGTATGTCTGGGGATGGGCTCCGGGAGAGGAAGCCTTTCTGGTGGATAAAATCATCATTATGGGGCGTCCCGATGAGGAAGAGACGCTGTTACGTGTGGATGTGGCGATCAACAAAAAATACCGCCATGCAGACGGAACCGAAATGACCATTTCCCGTGTCTGCTGGGACACCGGGGGGATCGATGGCGAAATTGTCTATCAGAGGTCAAAAAAACACGGTGTTTTCCGGGTGCTGCCGGTAAAAGGTGCATCTGTTTATGGCAAGCCGGTGATCACCATGCCAAAAACCCGCAATCAGCGGGGCGTGTATCTGTGCGAAGTGGGGACGGACACCGCAAAAGAAATTCTCTATGCCCGTATGAAAGCCGATCCCACGCCTGCGGATGAAGCCACGTCGTATGCCATCCGTTTTCCTGATGATCCGGAGATTTTTTCGCAGACAGAGGCGCAGCAACTGGTGGCGGAAGAGCTTGTGGAGAAGTGGGAAAAAGGAAAGATGCGTCTGCTGTGGGATAACAAAAAGCGGCGTAACGAAGCGCTGGACTGCCTGGTGTATGCCTACGCGGCATTACGTGTGTCCGTGCAACGCTGGCAGCTTGATCTGGCTGTACTGGCAAAATCCCGGGAAGAAGAGACGACCCGGCCAACCCTTAAAGAACTGGCAGCGAAGCTGTCCGGAGGAGTGAATGGTTACAGTCGCTGAACTGCAGGCGCTGCGTCAGGCGCGCCTTGATTTATTAACCGGTAAACGGGTGGTGTCTGTCCAGAAAGATGGTCGCAGAATTGAATATACGGCAGCTTCTCTGGATGAGCTTAACCGGGCGATCAATGATGCGGAGTCGGTACTGGGGACAACCCGCCGTCGCCGTCGTCCGCTGGGAGTGAGGTTATGAAACGAACGCCTGTCCTGATTGATGTGAACGGCGTTCCGCTTCGGGAGAGCCTCAGCTACACCGGTGGCGGTGCAGGATTTGGCGGGCAAATGGCAGAGTGGTTGCCACCCTCGCAGAGTGCCGATGCGGCCCTGCTGCCCGCGTTGCGTCTGGGGAATGCCCGTGCAGATGATCTGGTGCGCAATAACGGAATAGCGGCCAATGCGGTGGCCCTGCATAAGGATCACATTGTCGGGCATATGTTTCTGATTAGCTACCGTCCGAACTGGCGCTGGCTGGGGATGCGGGAGACCGCGGCAAAAAGTTTTGTCGATGAGGTGGAGGCGGCCTGGTCAGAATACGCAGAAGGGATGTTTGGTGAGATCGACGTGGAAGGGAAACGCACGTTTACGGAATTTATCCGTGAAGGTGTGGGCGTTCATGCGTTTAACGGCGAAATCTTTGTGCAGCCGGTCTGGGATACGGAGAGTACGCAACTGTTTCGTACGCGTTTTAAAGCCGTGAGTCCGAAACGGGTGGACACGCCAGGACACGGTATCGGGAACCGTTTTCTGCGGGCCGGTGTGGAGGTTGATCGATATGGCCGTGCCGTTGCGTACCATATCTGTGAGGATGATTTTCCTCGCTCCGGGAGTGGACGATGGGAACGGATCCCGCGTGAACTACCCACCGGGCGTCCGGCCATGCTGCATATTTTCGAGCCGGTGGAGGACGGGCAGACCCGTGGAGCCAATCAGTTTTACAGCGTTATGGAACGGCTGAAGATGCTGGATTCCCTGCAGGCAACACAGCTTCAGTCGGCCATAGTGAAGGCGATGTATGCAGCGACGATTGAAAGTGACCTTGATACCGAAAAGGCCTTTGAATATATCGCCGGTGCGCCGCAGGGGCAGAAGGATAATCCGCTTATTAATATTCTGGATAAGTTCTCCACCTGGTATGACACGAATAGCGTGACGCTGGGCGGTGTCAAAATTCCGCACCTTTTCCCCGGTGATGATCTGAAACTTCAGACCGCGCAGGATTCAGACAATGGATTTTCGGCGCTTGAACAGGCGCTGCTGCGGTATATCGCCGCCGGTCTTGGCGTTTCCTACGAACAGTTGTCCCGTGATTACTCGAAGGTCAGTTACTCAAGTGCCCGCGCATCCGCCAATGAGTCGTGGCGCTATTTTATGGGGCGGCGAAAATTTATTGCGTCCCGGCTGGCCACGCAGATGTTTTCCTGCTGGCTGGAAGAGGCACTTCTTCGGGGGATTATTCGTCCGCCACGGGCACGGTTTGATTTTTATCAGGCGCGATCAGCCTGGTCACGGGCTGAGTGGATTGGAGCCGGAAGAATGGCCATTGACGGGCTCAAGGAGGTTCAGGAATCAGTGATGCGCATTGAGGCCGGACTGAGCACGTATGAGAAAGAGCTGGCGCTGATGGGCGAGGATTATCAGGACATTTTCCGCCAGCAGGTCAGGGAATCTGCAGAGCGGGAAAAAGCCGGACTCTCACGTCCGGTGTGGATAGCGCAGGCGTATCAGCAGCAGATAGCGGAGAGTCGCAGGCCGGAAGAGGAGACAACACCACGTGAGACGTAATCTTTCACACATTATTGCAGCAGCATTCAATGAACCGCTGCTTCTGGAGCCCGCCTATGCGCGGGTTTTCTTTTGCGCGCTGGGGCGCGAGATGGGGGCAGCAAGTCTTTCGGTACCGCAACAGCAGGTACAGCTTGATGCTCCCGGGATGCTGGCTGAAACGGACGAGTACATGGCCGGAGGTAAACGACCGGCCCGTGTTTACCGGGTGGTGAACGGTATTGCGGTACTGCCGGTGACCGGCACGCTGGTGCACCGGCTGGGGGGGATGCGGCCATTTTCCGGAATGACTGGCTATGACGGCATTGTCGCCTGTCTTCAGCAGGCAATGGCAGATAGCCAGGTGCGGGGCATACTGCTGGACATTGACAGTCCGGGCGGGCAGGCCGCCGGCGCGTTTGACTGCGCTGACATGATTTACCGCCTCCGGCAGCAGAAGCCGGTCTGGGCACTGTGTAATGACACGGCCTGTTCTGCGGCCATGCTGCTGGCGTCGGCCTGCTCCCGACGGCTGGTTACCCAGACATCCCGTATCGGTTCCATTGGCGTGATGATGAGCCATGTCAGCTATGCCGGTCATCTGGCGCAGGCCGGTGTGGATATCACGCTGATTTACTCAGGGGCGCACAAGGTGGATGGCAATCAGTTTGAAGCGTTGCCGGCAGAGGTTCGCCAGGACATGCAGCAGCGGATTGATGCGGCGCGCCGGATGTTTGCCGAAAAAGTGGCGATGTTTACCGGTCTGTCTGTTGATGCAGTCACGGGAACAGAGGCCGCTGTTTTTGAAGGTCAGTCCGGCATTGAGGCCGGGCTGGCGGATGAATTAATCAATGCGTCGGATGCCATCAGTGTGATGGCCACGGCGCTGAACAGTAATGTCAGAGGAGGCACTATGCCGCAATTAACTGCAACGGAAGCCGCCGTGCAGGAGAACCAGCGAGTGATGGGGATCCTGACATGCCAGGAAGCGAAAGGACGTGAACAGCTTGCCACGATGCTGGCAGGGCAACAGGGCATGAGCGTTGAACAGGCCCGGGCGATTCTGGCCGCGGCGGCACCGCAGCAGCCGGTGGCATCCGCGCAGAGTGAAGCCGATCGCATTATGGCGTGTGAAGAAGCGAACGGTCGTGAACAACTGGCGGCAACGCTGGCGGCGATGCCGGAGATGACGGTGGAAAAAGCCCGCCCGATCCTGGCGGCTGCACCACTGGCGGATGCCGGGCCCTCGCTTCGTGATCAGATCATGGCCCTGGATGAGGCAAAAGGGGCAGAAGCGCAGGCTGAAAAACTGGCGGCCTGCCCGGGAATGACCGTGGAGAACGCCCGGGCTGTGCTGGCTGCGGGATCAGGTAAGGCCGAACCGGTCTCTGCATCCACAACCGCCCTGTTTGAACATTTCATGGCGAATCATTCACCGGCAGCGGTGCGGGGTGGCGTGTCACAGACGTCAGCAGACGGTGATGCGGACGTGAAAATGCTCATGGCCATGCCATGAAGTCAGTGCTGACCATCAATATGAGGTTTTAACAAAATGGTGACGAAAACCATCACTGAACAGCGTGCGGAAGTACGTATTTTTGCCGGTAATGATCCGGCTCATACCGCCACAGGCAGCAGCGGGATTTCTTCTGCAACACCGGCTCTGACGCCCCTGATGCTGGATGAAGCCACCGGGAAACTGGTGGTCTGGGATGGACAGAAAGCCGGTAGTGCGGTTGGCATACTGGTACTGCCGCTTGAAGGCACAGAGACGGTGCTGACCTATTACAAGTCGGGGACCTTTGCGACGGAGGCAATCCGCTGGCCTGACAGTGTGGATGAACACAAAAAGGCAAATGCCTTTGCCGGCACAGCCCTGAGTCACGCGGCTCTGCCGTAACACGTTATCAGGCCACCATGGTGACCTGACTGATTTCTGAATGAAAGGAACTGATTTATGGGATTGTTTACGACCCGCCAGTTACTCGGTTATACCGAACAAAAAGTGAAATTCCGTGCGCTGTTTCTGGAGCTGTTTTTCCGCCGTACGGTGAATTTCCACACCGAAGAGGTGATGCTGGACAAAATTACCGGAAAAACGCCGGTGGCGGCCTATGTCTCCCCGATCGTTGAAGGAAAAGTGCTTCGCCATCGCGGTGGTGAAACCCGCGTGTTACGTCCGGGCTACGTCAAGCCGAAACACGAATTTAATTACCAGCAGGCGGTTGAGCGCCTTCCTGGTGAAGATCCGGCTCAGCTGAACGACCCGGCCTACCGTCGTCTGCGTATCATTACCGATAACCTCAAACAGGAAGAGCACGCCATTGTCCAGGTGGAAGAAATGCAGGCGGTGAATGCCGTGCTGTATGGCAAATACACCATGGAAGGGGATCAGTTTGATACTGTCGAGGTGGATTTCGGGCGCTCTGAAGGAAATAACATTGAGCAGGCTGACGGTAAAAAATGGTCTGAGCAGGACCGTGATACGTTTGATCCGACGCATGATATTGACCTCTACTGCGATCAGGCCAGCGGCCTTGTGAATATCGCCATTATGGACGGTACGGTCTGGCGTCTGCTGAATGGCTTTAAGCTGTTCCGCGAAAAACTGGATACCCGTCGCGGCTCAAATTCACAACTCGAAACGGCAGTGAAAGATCTGGGCGCAGTGGTGTCCTTCAAGGGGTATTACGGCGATCTGGCCATTGTGGTGGCGAAAACGTCTTATGTGGCAGAGGACGGTACCGAAAAACGTTATCTGCCGGAGGGCATGCTGGTGTTGGGGAATACGGCGGCAGAGGGGATTCGTTGCTATGGTGCCATTAAGGATGCACAGGCGTTGTCTGAAGGAGTGGTGGCTTCTTCCCGTTACCCGAAACACTGGCTGACCGTGGGCGATCCGTCCTGTGAATTCACCATGACGCAGTCCGCTCCGCTGATGGTGCTGCCGGATCCGGATGAGTTTGTGGTGGTACAGGTGAAATAATCCGTGAGCGGGGGCGAAATGCCCCCGTGTCTTTTTTCACAGGAGGCTGAGATGGCAACAAAAGAAGAAAATCTGAATCGTCTTCGTCAACTGGCTGACCTGCTGGGGCGCGAGGCGGATATGTCGGGGAGTGCTGCGGATATTGCTCAACGTGTGTCTGAGTGGGAAGAGGAGCTTGCTGTTTCCCCGGAGGGCATTATGCACTCTGATGAGAGCGGGGCTGATCAAAATCACACAGACGATGGTGAGCAGTTGAACAACACGGATGCTCCGGATGATGTTAAAGCCGTCCGGGTACGGAAGTGCCTGCAAGTAATGGGGTATTGCCCGGAGACAGGTCGTCCCGTTGAGCTGGCGTTACGGGGTATGCGTGTTCTGGTGCCATCATCACTGGCAACGGCCATGATACAGCACGGAACGGCTGAATATGCGTGATTTTCAGAATGCCTTTGATGCTGCCCTCGCCGGGGTAGACAGTACGATCGTTGAAGTGATGGGGCTCTGTGCGCAGTTCACCTCGGGGGCACAGTGTGGCAGCGAAGTTCAGGGGGTTTTTGATGATCCGGAGTCGCTGGGGTTTGCCGGTGGCGGGGTCCGTATTGAAGGAAGCAGCCCGTCATTATTTGTGCGGACGGATACGGTTCGTGCCGTGCGGCGTGGTGACACGCTGACCATTAATGGTGAGATATTCTGGGTGGATCGTGTTTCTCCGGATGACGGGGGCAGCTGTTATCTCTGGCTCAACCGTGGTCAACCACCCGCAGTTAACCGGCGACGATAAACGCAGGGTGAAATTATGGCGATAAAAGGGCTTGATCAGGCGATTGACAATCTGAGCCGGGTTCGTAAAAACGCCATTCCGGCGGCTTCAGCAATGGCCATTAACCGCGTGGCCACAACGGCGATTAATCAGTCTTCATCACAGGTTGCCCGGGAGACAAAGGTTCGCCGGAAACTGGTTAAGGAACGGTCCAGACTGAAACGGGCGACGGTCAGAAATCCGAATGCCAGAATTATCGTTAACCGCGGTGATCTCCCTGTGATTAAGCTGGGGATCAGGATGCTGGGGCGTCGCCCGAACAGCATACTTAAAGCCGGTCAGCATCGGTATCAGCGGGCATTTATTCAGCGATTAAAAAATGGTCGCTGGCATGTCATGCAGCGTGTGGCCGGGAAAAACCGTTACCCCATTGATGTGGTGAAAATCCCGATGGCGGCCCCACTGAAACAGGCATTTGATGAGAATGTTGACCGTATCCGGCGTGAACGCCTGCCTAAAGAACTGGCATACGCGCTGAAACAACAACTGAGGATTGCAATAAAACGATGAAACACACTGACATTCGTGCCGCAGTGCTGGATGCACTCGAGCAGCATGAACACGGGGCGACGCTGTTTGATGGTCGCCCCGTTGTTTTTGACGAAGAGGATTTTCCTGCGATCGCGGTTTATCTGACGGATGCAGAGTATACCGGTGAAGAGCTGGATGCAGATACCTGGCGGGCCACGCTGCATATTGAGGTGTTTTTACCGGCACAGGTACCGGATTCAGAGCTTGATCAGTGGATGGAAAGCCGGATTTACCCGGCGATGACCGCGATCCCGGCACTGGCAGGACTGATTACCACGATGGTTACGCAGGGCTATGAGTATCGTCGTGATGACGATATGGCGTTATGGAGTTCTGCAGATCTGACTTATTCCATTACATACGAGATGTGAGGACGATATGGCAACACCAAATCCCCTTGAGCCGGTAAAAGGTGCCGGTACCACTCTGTGGGTTTACAACGGCAAGGGTGATGCTTATGCAAACCCGTTGTCAGACGATGACTGGCAGCGACTGGCTAAGGTGAAGGATCTGACGCCGGGCGAGATGACGGCAGAATCCTACGATGATAACTACCTGGATGATGAAGACGCGGACTGGACCGCGACCGGGCAGGGGCAGAAATCTGCAGGTGATACCAGTTTTACGCTGGCCTGGAAACCGGGAGAGGAAGGCCAGAAAGGGCTTATAGGCTGGTTTGAAAGCGGCGATGTCCGGGCCTATAAAATCCGTTTTCCGAATGGCACGGTGGATGTGTTTCGTGGCTGGGTCAGCAGTATCGGTAAGGCCGTGACGGCGAAAGAAGTGATCACCCGCACGGTGAAAGTCACTAACGTGGGTAAACCTTCTGTAGCGGAAGAACGCAGCAAAATTACGCCGGTCAGTGCGATTAAGGTGACGCCGACATCCGGTACGGTGGCAAAAGGGAAAACAACCACCCTGACGGTTTCTTTTGAGCCGGAAAGTGCAACCGACAAGACGTTCAGAGCGGTTTCCGCCGATCCGTCGAAAGCCACCATTAGTGTGAAAGATATGACAATTACGGTAAACGGCGTGGCGACAGGTAAGGTGCAGATCCCTGTGGTGAGCGGAAATGGTCAGTTCGCCGCAGTGGCTGAAGTCACCGTTACTGAAGCGGGCGCTGCAGGGTAAACGGAGGTAATACATGTTTCTGAAAACAGAACAATTTGAATATAACGGTGTGTCTGTCACGCTTTCCGAATTGTCTGCGCTGCAGCGTATCGAGCATCTTGCCCTCCTGAAACGGCGTGCAGAACAGGCAGAATCCTGCGGCAACCTGCAGGTAAGCGTGGAAGATCTCGTCAGAACCGGCGCGTTTCTGGTGGCGATGTCCCTGTGGCATAACCATCCACAGAAAACGCAGTCACCGTCAATGAATGAGGCCGTGATGAAGATAGAGCAGGAAGTGCTCACCACCTGGCCTGCCGATGCCATTGCCCGGGCGGAAGACGTGGTGTTGTGCCTGTCCGGGATGATCGAAGCTGTTCGTCCGGATACTGATATTACTGAAGTGGCGAAAAATAACACGCTGACTGATGATGATTTTTCTGCGGGAAAGTCTTCGACGGCGAGCTGAACTTTGCCCTCAGACTGGCGCGTGAGATGGGGAGACCCGACTGGCGCGCCATGCTTGCCGGGATGACATCCACCGAATATGCCGACTGGCACCGTTTTTACCGCACGCATTATTTTCAGGATACCCAGCTGGATATGCATTTTTCCGGGCTGACGTACGCTGTACTCAGCCTGTTTTTTTGCGATCCGGATATGCATCCCTCTGATTTCAGTCTGCTTGTCCCCCGGCATGAGGAAGAGCAGGTGGAGAGGCCGGATGAGGACAAAATGCTGATGCAGAAAGCGGCAGGACTTGCCGGAGGCGTCCGGTTCGGTGGGGACGGAGGGCGCGATATTTTATCGTCTGCGGATGTGGCGGATGTCATGGTGGATGATGCCGCATTAATGATGGCTTCAGCGGGGATTCCGGGAGGTGTGAGATATGTCCCAGCCGGTTGGTGATCTTGTTATTGACCTGAGTCTGGATGCTGTCCGTTTCGATGAGCAGATGAGCCGGGTAAGGCGTCATTTTTCAGGTCTGGATACCGACGCCAGAAAAACCGCCAGTGCTGTTGAACAGGGCCTGAGCCGCCAGGCGCTGGCTGCACAAAAAGCCGGGATTTCCGTCGGGCAGTATAAAGCGGCCATGCGAACCCTGCCCGCACAGTTTACGGATATCGCCACGCAGCTTGCCGGTGGTCAGAATCCCTGGTTGATCCTGCTGCAACAGGGCGGTCAGGTGAAGGACTCCTTCGGCGGGATGATCCCCATGTTCAGGGGGCTTGCCGGTGCGATCACCCTGCCGATGGTCGGGGTCACCTCGCTGGCGGTGGCGACAGGTGCGCTGGCGTACGCCTGGTACCAGGGCGACGCCACGCTTTCAGAATTTAATAAAACGCTGGTCCTTTCCGGCAATCAGGCCGGACTGACTGCCGATCGTATGCTGACGCTCTCAAGAGCCGGGCAGGCAGCAGGGCTGACGTTTAACCAGGCGAGAGAGTCACTGGCAGCCCTGGTGAATGCCGGTGTGCGTGGTGGTGAACAGTTTGATGCCATCAACCAGAGTGTCGCGCGTTTTGCGTCTGCATCCGGTGTGGAGGTGGATAAAGTCGCTGAAGCCTTCGGGAAGCTGACCACTGACCCGACGTCGGGACTGATGGCGATGGCGCGCCAGTTCCGTAACGTGACGGCAGAGCAGATTGCGTATGTTGCACAGCTGCAGCGTTCCGGAGACGAGGCCGGGGCATTGCAGGCGGCGAACGATATCGCCACGAAAGGCTTTGATGAGCAGACCCGTCGCCTGAAAGAAAACATGGGAACACTGGAGACCTGGGCGGATAAAACAGGGAAGGCATTCAAATCGATGTGGGATGCCATTCTGGATATCGGTCGTCCGGAATCCTCAGCGGATATGCTCGCCAGTGCGCAGAAGGCATTTGATGAGGCGGATAAAAAATGGCAGTGGTACCAGAGCCGGAGCCAGCGCCGGGGAAAGACCTCCTCTTTTCGTGCGAACCTTCAGGGGGCATGGGATGACCGGGAAAATGCCCGTCTGGGTCTGGCAGCGGCCACGCTGCAGTCGGATATGGAAAAAGCCGGTGAACTGGCGGCAAGGGACAGGGCTGAGCGTGAGTCGTCACAGCTGAAGTATACCGGAGAGGCGCAGAAGGCGTATGAGCGCCTGCAGACGCCGCTGGATAAATATACCGCCCGTCAGAAAGAGCTGAATAAGGCCCTGAAAGACGGAAAAATCCTGCAGGCGGATTACAACACGCTGATGGCGTCGGCAAAAAAGGATTATGAATCGACGCTGAAAAAGCCGTCAGGTGTGAAGGTGTCTGCCGGTGAGCGCCAGGAAGACCGGGCGCATGCAGCCCTGCTGGCGCTTGAAACCGAGCTCAGGACGCTGGAAAAACACAGCGGTGTGAATGAGAAAATCAGCCAGCAGCGCCGGGATTTATGGGAAGCGGAAAGTCAGTATGTGGTCCTGAAAGAGGCCGCCACGAAACGGCAGTTATCTGAGCAGGAAAAATCCCTGCTGGCTCATGAGAAAGAGACGCTGGAGTACAAACGCCAGCTGGCTGAGCTGGGAGACAAGATTGAACACCAGAAGCGGCTGAATGAGCTGGCACAGCAGGCGGCGCGGTTTGAACAGCAGCAAAGCGCGAAGCAGGCGGCAATCAGCGCAAAAGCCCGCGGCCTCACCGACCGTCAGGCGCAGCGGGAGTCGGAAGAGCAGCGCCTTCGTGAGGTGTACGGTGATAATCCGGCTGCGCTGGCGAAGGCCACATCGGCACTGAAGAACACCTGGTCTGCGGAGGAGCAGCTTCGTGGAAGCTGGATGGCCGGGATGAAGTCCGGCTGGAGTGAGTGGGAAGAGAGCGCCACGGACAGTATGTCACAGGTTAAAAGTGCAGCCACGCAGACCTTTGATGGTATTGCACAGAATATGGCGGCGATGCTGACCGGCAGTGAACAGAACTGGCGCAGCTTCACCCGCTCCGTGCTGTCCATGATGACAGAAATTCTGCTTAAGCAGGCAATGGTGGGGATTGTCGGGAGTATCGGCAGCGCCATTGGCGGGGCTGTTGGTGGCGGCGCATCCGCGTCAGGCGGTACAGCCATTCAGGCCGCTGCGGCGAAATTCCATTTTGCAACCGGGGGATTTACGGGAACCGGCGGCAAATATGAGCCAGCGGGGATTGTTCACCGTGGTGAATTTGTCTTCACAAAGGAGGCAACCAGCCGGATTGGCGTGGGGAATCTCTACCGGCTGATGCGCGGCTATGCCACCGGTGGTTATGTCGGTACACCGGGCAGTCTGGCTGACAGCCGGTCGCAGGCGTCCGGGACGTTTGAGCAGAATAACCATGTGGTGATTAACAACGACGGCACGAACGGGCAGATAGGTCCGGCTGCTCTGAAGGCGGTGTATGACATGGCCCGCAAGGGTGCCCGTGATGAAATTCAGACACAGATGCGTGATGGTGGCCTGTTCTCCGGAGGTGGACGATGAAAACCTTCCGCTGGAAAGTGAAACCCGGGATGGATGTGACATCGGCTCCTTCCGTCAGGGAGGTGCGCTTTGGTGATGGCTATTCCCAGCGTGCGCCTGCCGGGCTGAACGCTGACCTGAAAACGTACAGCGTGACGCTGTCTGTCTCCCGTGAGGAGGCCACGGCGCTGGAGTCGTTTCTGGCTGAGCACGGGGGCTGGAAGGCCTTTCTGTGGACGCCGCCTTATGGTTACAGGCAGATAAAGGTGACCTGCGCAAAATGGTCGTCGCAGGTCAGTATGTTGCGTGTTGGGTTCAGCGCAGAGTTTAAACAGGTGGTGAACTGATGCAGGATATCCGGCAGGAAACACTGAATGAATGCACCCGTGCGGAGCAGTCGGCCAGCGTGGTGCTCTGGGAAATCGATCTGACAGAGGTCGGTGGAGAACGTTATTTTTTCTGTAATGAGCAGAACGAAAAAGGTGAGCCGGTCACCTGGCAGGGGAGGCAGTATCAGGCGTATCCCATTCAGGGGAGCGGTTTTGAACTGAATGGCAAAGGCACCAGTACGCGGCCAACGCTGGCAGTCTCTAACCTGTACGGCATGGTCACCGGTATGGTGGAAGATATGCAGAGTCTGGTCGGCGGAACGGTGGTCCGGCGTAAGGTTTACGCCCGTTTTCTGGATGCGGTGAACTTCGTCAACGGAAACAGCGACGCCGATCCGGAACAGGAGGTGATCAGCCGCTGGCGCATTGAGCAGTGCAGCGAACTGAGCGCGGTGAGTGCCTCTTTTGTACTGTCCACGCCGACGGAAACAGATGGCGCTGTTTTTCCGGGACGTATCATGCTGGCCAACACCTGCACCTGGACCTATCGCGGNCTGCTTAAGCAGGCAATGGTGGGGATTGTCGGGAGTATCGGCAGCGCCATTGGCGGGGCTGTTGGTGGCGGCGCATCCGCGTCAGGTGGTACAGCCATTCAGGCCGCTGCGGCGAAATTCCATTTTGCAACCGGGGGATTTACGGGAACCGGCGGCAAATATGAGCCAGCGGGGATTGTTCACCGTGGTGAATTTGTCTTCACGAAGGAGGCAACCAGCCGGATTGGCGTGGGGAATCTCTACCGGCTGATGCGCGGCTATGCGGAAGGTGGTTATGTGGGCGGTGCCGGAAGTCCGGCGCAGATGCGGCGGGCTGAAGGCATTAATTTTAATCAGAACAATCACGTGGTGATTCAGAACGACGGTACGAATGGTCTGCCAGGTCCACAGATGATGAAGGCCGTGTATGACATGGCCCGCAAGGGTGCCCGTGATGAAATTCAGACACAGATGCGTGATGGTGGCCTGTTCTCCGGAGGTGGACGATGAAAACCTTCCGCTGGAAAGTGAAACCCGGTATGGATGTGGCTTCGGCCCCTTCTGTAAGAAAGGTGCGCTTTGGTGATGGCTATTCCCAGCGAGCGCCTGCCGGGCTGAATGCCAACCTGAAAACGTACAGCGTGACGCTTTCTGTCCCCCGTGAGGAGGCCATGGTACTGGAGTCGTTTCTGGAAGAGCACGGGGGCTGGAAAGCCTTTCTGTGGACGCCGCCTTATGAGTGGCGGCAGATAAAGGTGACCTGCGCAAAATGGTCGTCGCGGGTCAGTATGCTGCGTGTTGAGTTCAGCGCAGAGTTTGAACAGGTGGTGAACTGATGCAGGATATCCGGCAGGAAACACTGAATGAATGCACCCGTGCGGAGCAGTCGGCCAGCGTGGTGCTCTGGGAAATCGATCTGACAGAGGTCGGTGGAGAACGTTATTTTTTCTGTAATGAGCAGAACGAAAAAGGTGAGCCGGTCACCTGGCAGGGGCGACAGTATCAGCCGTATCCCATTCAGGGGAGTGGTTTTGAACTGAATGGCAAAGGCACCAGTACGCGCCCCACGCTGATGGTTTCTAACCTGTACGGTATGGTCACCGGGATGGCGGAAGATCTACAGAGTCTGGTCGGCGGAACGGTGGTCCGGCGTAAGGTTTACGCCCGTTTTCTGGATGCGGTGAACTTCGTCAACGGAAACAGTGACGCCGATCCGGAGCAGGAGGTGATCAGCCGCTGGCGCATTGAGCAGTGCAGCGAACTGAGCGCGGTGAGTGCCTCTTTTGTACTGTCCACGCCGACGGAAACAGATGGCGCTGTTTTTCCGGGACGTATCATGCTGGCCAACACCTGCACCTGGACCTATCGCGGCGATGAGTGCGGTTATCACGGTCCGGCGGTCGCGGATGAATATGACCAGCCAACGTCCGACATCACGAAGGATAAATGCAGCAAATGCCTGAGTGGCTGTAAGTTTCGNGATGGCGCTGTTTTTCCGGGGCGTATCATGCTGGCCAACACCTGCACCTGGACCTATCGCGGTGATGAGTGCGGTTATCACGGTCCGGCAGTCGCGGATGAATATGACCAGCCGACGTCCGATATCACGAAGGATAAATGCAGCAAATGCCTGAGCGGCTGTAAGTTTCGCAATAACGTCGGCAACTTTGGCGGCTTCCTTTCCATTAACAAACTTTCGCAGTAAATCCCATGACAGAGACAGAATCAGCGATTCTGGCGCACGCCCGGCGATGTGCTCCAGCGGAGTCGTGCGGCTTCGTGGTAAGAACGCCGGAGGGGGAAAGATATTTCCCCTGCGTGAATATCTCCGGTGAGCCGGAGGCGTATTTCCGTATGTCGCCGGAAGACTGGCTGCAGGCAGAGATGCAGGGTGAGATTGTGGCACTGGTCCACAGCCACCCCGGTGGTCTGCCCTGGCTGAGTGAGGCCGACCGGCGGCTGCAGGTGCAGAGTGATTTGCCGTGGTGGCTGGTCTGCCGGGGGGCGATTCACAAGTTCCGCTGTGTGCCGCATCTCACCGGGCGGCGCTTTGAGTACGGGGTGACGGACTGTTACACACTGTTCCGGGATGCTTACCATCTGGCGGGGATTGAGATGCCGGATTTTCATCGTGAGGATGACTGGTGGCGTCACGGTCAGAATCTCTATCTGGATAATCTGGAGGCCACAGGGCTGTATCAGGTGCCGTTGTCAGCGGCGCAGCCGGGCGATGTGCTGCTGTGCTGTTTTGGTTCATCGGTGCCGAATCATGCCGCCATTTACTGTGGTGACGGCGAGCTGCTGCACCATATTCCTGAACAACTGAGCAAACGAGAGAGGTACACCGACAAATGGCAGCGACGCACACACTCCCTCTGGCGTCACCGGGCATGGCACGCATCTGCCTTTACGGGGATTTGCAACGATTTGGCCGCCGCATCGACCTTCGTGTGAAAACGGGTGCCGAAGCCATCCGGGCGATGGCCACACAGCTCCCTGCGTTTCGTCAGAAGCTGAGCGACGGCTGGTATCAGGTGCGTATTGCCGGGCAGGATGTTAGCACGTCCGGATTAACGGCGCAGTTACATGAGGCTCTGCCTGACGGCGCTGTGATTCATATTGTTCCCAGAGTCGCCGGGGCCAAGTCAGGTGGTGTATTCCAGATTGTCCTGGGAGCAGCCGCCATTGCCGGATCATTCTTTACCGCCGGAGCCACCCTTGCAGCATGGGGGGCTGCCATTGGTGCCGGTGGTATGACCGGCATTCTGTTTTCTCTCGGTGCCAGTATGGTGCTCGGCGGTGTGGCTCAGATGCTGGCACCGAAAGCCAGAACTCCCCGCACACAGACAACGGATAACGGTAAGCAGAACACCTATTTCTCCTCACTGGATAACATGGTTGCCCAGGGCAATGTTATGCCTGTTCTGTATGGTGAAATGCGCGTGGGGTCACGTGTGGTATCTCAGGAGATCAGCACGGCAGACGAAGGGGACGGTGGTCAGGTTGTGGTGATTGGTCGCTGATGCAAAATGTTTTATGTGAAATCGCCTCCGGGCGGTTTTATCGTTTATGGAGCATGACGAATGGGTAAAGGCAGCAGTAAGGGGCATACCCCGCGCGAAGCGAAGGACAACCTGAAGTCCACGCAGCTGCTGAGTGTGATCGATGCCATCAGCGAAGGGCCGGTTGAAGGTCCGGTGGACGGATTAAAAAGCGTGCTGCTGAACAGTACGCCGGTGCTGGACAGTGAGGGGAATACCAACATCTCCGGCGTCACGGTGGTGTTCCGGGCAGGTGAGCAGGAGCAGACACCGCCGGAGGGTTTTGAATCCTCCGGCTCCGAGACGGTGCTGNTGAAAATCAACTTTCGATCAGTGAAGGCGCTTCCCGATTATCTCTTCCTGAAGGCACTTTAGGACAATGGGTTACCGCCGCCAGAAAAGGGCTCGGTACTCCTGGTTCCCGCACGGTGGCTGAACTGGAATCTGAAATTCTGCAACTGCGTAAGGCGTTAAATGAAGCTCGCCTTGAGCGAGATATATTAAAAAAAGCAACAGCGTATTTTGCACAGGAGTCGCTGAAAAATACGCGTTAATCGAACAATGGCGACAACAATTTCCCATTGAAGCGATGTGTCAGGTATTTGGTGTATCCAGGAGCGGTTATTACAACTGGGTACAGCATGAACCCTCAGACAGAAAACAAAGTGATGAGCGGCTAAAACTGGAGATTAAGGTGGCACATATCCGCACTCGCGAAACATATGGAACCCGGCGGCTCCAGACGGAGCTGGCAGAGAATGGCATCATCGTTGGTCGTGACCGACTGGCACGTCTTCGTAAGGAGCTAAGGCTACGCTGTAAGCAGAAACGCAAGTTCAGAGCGACTACGAACTCGAACCACAATCTGCCAGTTGCGCCAAATCTGCTGAACCAGACGTTCGCTCCTACAGCACCAAATCAGGTCTGGGTGGCGGACCTGACGTATGTTGCCACACAGGAGGGATGGTTGTACCTCGCTGGCATCAAAGATGTTTATACGTGCGAAATTGTCGGCTACGCCATGGGAGAGCGCATGACAAAAGAGCTGACAGGTAAAGCCCTGTTTATGGCGCTCAGGAGCCAGCGCCCACCTGCCGGGCTAATCCACCACTCTGATCGAGGTTCACAGTACTGCGCATACGATTACCGGGTCATACAGGAGCAGTCTGGTCTGAAAACATCAATGTCGCGTAAAGGTAACTGTTACGACAACGCTCCGATGGAAAGCTTCTGGGGAACGCTGAAAAATGAGAGCCTGAGCCACTATCGTTTTAATAACCGGGATGAAGCCATCTCAGTAATACGGGAATACATTGAGATTTTCTACAATCGTCAGCGTCGTCACTCTCGTCTGGGGAATATCTCCCCGGCAGCCTTCAGGGAAAAATATCATCAGATGGCTGCTTAAAAAAAGAACAAATGGTAGTGTCCGCTATTGCCAGTACACCTCACTCTGACGGAGAGTTTGTGGCAGTGGCTGCGGTGACCGTCAGCGCACCATAACAGGACGATACTCATCATTGCCCCGGTTATCCGGGGCTTTTTGCATCCGGAGAACATGATGTTTCTGAAACAGGATACGTTTAATTATGAAAAACAGTCCGTGGTGCTCAGTGAGCTGTCCGGGCTGCAGAGAATTGAATATCTGACGTTTGTTCAGCAGCGAACGGCAAAGTTTGATGCACAGGAGGGAGAACTGCCGGAGGCTGAACGACAGATTGCTTTTCTGCGTATGGGAATGGATATCAATGCCTGGCTGGTTTCCCGCTCACTGTGGAATGCTGAGCAGTCTCAGGATGTTGAGACGCTTTGCGCATCCATTATGACAACATGGTCGTATGATGCGCTGGGCGCGGGGGCGGAGAGGGTTCTGTCGCTGAGCGGTATGGGGACCATTGAGAATGCCGGGGATGATGATCATGAGGCGCTGACGCCGGAAAAGTCCTGACGCGGGAAATGCAGTTTGTCATGCGGCTTGCCCGGGAGTTCCGGCGGGCAGACTGGCGGCGGATGCTGTCGGATATGTCGGCCACTGAGCTTGGTGAGTGGGGCGATTATTTCCGGATGCAGAGCTTCAGTGATGTGTGGATGGATGCGCAGTTTGCCTCGCTGAAGGCATTGATCGTGAGAATGGTGTCCGGCAGCAGCGATGCTGCGGTGGCTGATTTCAGCCTTTTACCGGAAGAGAACGGGATACCGGAGCGAACGGACGAAGAACTGATGCATCTTGGGGAAGGTATTTCCGGAGGTGTGCGTTATGGACCAGATAGCCAACCTGGTCATTGATTTGGGGATTGATGCGGCAGAGTTTAAAAATGAAATTCCCCGTATCAAAAACCTTCTGAATGGTGCAGCCAGCGATGCAGAACGGTCTTCTGCCCGTATGCAGCGTTTTATGGAGCGTCAGACTCAGGCGGCCCGGCAGACAATGCAGGCGGCTTCTTCGGCTGCAACAGCAGCATCAGCCCATGCGCAGACGGTGGAAAAGAACGCACGGGCTCATGAACGCATGGCCCGTGAGGTGGAACAAACCCGTCTGCGCGTGGATGCCCTGAATCAGAAAATGCTCGAGGAACAGGCGCAGGCCAGGGCACTGGCGGAGGCGCAGGATAAAGCGGCTGCCGCCTTTTATCGCCAGATTGACAGTGTGAAACAGGCCGGTGCGGGGCTTCAGGAATTACAGCGTATTCAGCAGCAGATCCGACAGGCCAGAAACAGTGGCGGGGTTGGTCAGCAGGATTATCTGGCGCTGATTTCGGAGATCACGGCGAAAACCCGTGCCCTGACGCAGGCAGAGGAACAGGCCACCCGGCAGAAAGCGGCGTTTATCCGCCAGCTTAAAGAGCAGGCAACCCGCCAGAATCTGTCGTCTTCTGAGTTGCTTCGCGCCAGGGCGGCTCAGCTGGGGGTAAGCAGTGCTGCAGAAGTGTATATCCGCAAAATGGAGCGGGCAGGAAAAGCCACACATTCGCTGGGGCTGAAAAGTGCGGCAGCCCGGCGGGAGCTGGGGGTGTTAATCAGTCAGATGGCGCGCGGCAATTTTGGTGCGCTGAGGGGATCCGGGATAACGCTGGCTAACCGTGCCGGATGGACAGGCGCACTGATGTCGCCGAAAGGCATGATGACTGGCGGCGTTATTGGCGGACTTGTCGCGGCGGTCCTGGGTCTGGGTAAAGCCTGGCATGACGGCCGGAAGGAGGGCGAGGAATTTAACCGTCAGCTGGCGCTGACGGGACATTATGCCGGTGTCACTGTCGGGCAGTTGTGGAAACTCAGCCGGGCCATATCCGGGAATGGTATCACGCAACATGCGGCAGCCGGTGCGCTGGCACAGGTGGTGGGCAGTGGGGCATTTCATGGAAACGATATTGGTATGGTGGCGAAAGCTGCCGCACAGATGGAGCGATCGGTTGGCCAGTCGGTCAGCGATACCATAAATCAGTTTAAGCGGCTGAAGGATGATCCTGTAAATGCCGCGAAGGCGCTGGACAATGCGCTGCATTTTTTGACTGCCACTCAGCTTGAGCAGATACGCGTCCTTGGGGAGCAGGGGCGGTCCAGTGATGCGGCCCGGATCGCCATGTCTGCGCTGGCAGAGGAAACCGGTAAACGCACATCTGATATTGATAATAATCTCAATGCGCTGGGTAGTACGCTGCAAACCTTGTCTGACTGGTGGAAGCAGTTCTGGGATGCGGCCATGAATATTGGTCGTGAAGACTCGCTGGATGCGCAGATTGATGCGTTACAGGAAAAAATTCAGCGCGCGAAAAAATATCCGTGGACAAACGCCTCCACACAGGTGGAGTACGATCAGCAGCGTCTTAACGATCTTCAGGAGAAAAAACGCCGGAAGGATTTGCAGGATGCAAAAGCGCAGGCAGAACGGAATTACCAGGAGCAACAGAAACGCCGGAATGCTGAAAATGCCGCGCTGAACCGGATGAATGAAACGGAAGCTGCACGACATCAGCGTGAAAATGAACGTTACGAAAAAGCCATTAAGAAAAATACACGGGCAACCCGTAATGATGAGGCCACCCGGTTATTGCTGCTGCCAGACAGTCAGCAGGCATTGCCACTGAAAGGATGACTGAAGCGCATAAACAGCTTCTGGCCCTGCAGCAGCGCATCAGCGACCTGGACGGGAAAAAGCTGACGGCAGATGAAAAGAGTGTGCTGACCCGTAAGAATGAGCTGATTCAGGCGCTGACGCTGCTGGATGTGAAACAGCAGGAGCTGCAGAAACAGACAGCGCTTAACGACCTGAGAAAAAAAACGGTTCAGCTGACCAGCCAGCTGGCAGACAAAGAACGTGCACTGCGTGAGCAGCACAATCTGGATATTGCCACTGCAGGTATGGGGGATAAGCAGCGGCAGCGCTACCAGGCACAGTTGCGCATCCGGCAGGAATACCGGCAACAGTTGCAACAGCTTGAGAATGACAGTCGCCAGAAAGGCACTTACGGGACGGAGGACTACCGGAGGGCTGAGGAGGTGCTGAAGGGGAGCCTGAAGCGACAACTGAATGAAAACAAACGCTACTGGCAGGAACTGGAAGTGGCGCAGGGCGACTGGAAAAACGGTGCCATGCGGGCGTTTCAGCATTTTACGGCGGATGCGGATAATGCGGCGGGAACGGCAGAACAGATGTTTACAGTGGCATTCAGCAGTGCCGGTAATGCACTGGCGACATTCTGTACCACCGGTAAGCTGAATTTTAAATCCTTCACCTCTTCCCTGTTGTCAGATATGGCCAGAATTATGGCACAGATGGCCATGATGCAGGCGGTAAAGGGCGTCGGTTCTTTATTCGGCTTCACGACTAATGCTGATGGCGGTGTTTACCAGTCTGCTGATTTGAGTCGCTACAGTGGCACGGTGGTTAACCGTCCGACGTTTTTTGCTTTTGCAAAAGGCGCGGGTGTGATGGGGGAAGCGGGACCTGAAGCCATTCTGCCACTGCGTCGCGGTGCTGATGGTAAGCTGGGGGGTGTGGCGGATACTGGTGGTTCAGGCATGGTGATGTTTGCCCCGCAGTACAACATTGAGATCAATAACGATGGCACGAACGGGCAGATAGGTCCGGCTGCCCTGAAGGTGGTTTATGACCTCGGGAAAAAAGCGGCCGCGGACTTTATGCAACAGCAGGCCCGTGATGGTGGCCGGTTAAGTGGAGCATACCGGTAATGGAGACGTTTCACTGGAAAGTGCGCCCGGATATGAATGTGGTATCAGAGCCGAAAGTGGTGACAGTGAAGCTGGGCGATGGTTATGAACAGCGTCGTGCGGCGGGACTGAATAACCAGTTGTCGACTTACAGCGTGACGATACGTGTTCGTAAAGGTGAACACCCATTTTTAAAAGCCTTTCTGGAACGGCACGGTGGCGTCCGCGCATTTCAGTGGACGCCACCTTATGACTGGAAGCCGATCAGGGTGGTTTGTCGTAAATGGTCGGCAAGCGTGGGGGCGTTGTGGGTAACCATAACGGCAGATTTTGAACAGGTCGTGGCATAGGAGGCTCTGATGCAGGATATTCCACAGGAAACACATCATGAGACGACACGCCTCACTCAGTCAGCCCAGGTGGTGCTCTGGGAAATCGATCTGACAGAGGTCGGTGGTGAACGTTATTTTTTCTGTAATGAGCAGAACGAAAAAGGTGAGCCGGTTACCTGGCAGGGGCGGCAGTATCAGGCATACCCCATTCAGGGGACGGGATTTGAACTGAACGGCAAGGGCAGTGCTGCCCGTCCGACACTGACGGTTTCTAACCTGCACGGAATGGTCACCGGGATGGCGGAAGACCTGCAGAGTCTGGTCGGCGGAACGGTGGTCAGGCGTAAGGTTTACGCCCGTTTTCTGGATGCGGTGAACTTCGTCAACGGAAACAGCGACGCCGATCCGGAACAGGAGGTGATCAGCCGCTGGCGCATCGAGCAGTGCAGCGAACTGAGCGCGGTCAGTGCCTCTTTTGTGCTGGCCACACCAACGGAGACGGATGGCGCGGTTTTCCCGGGGCGTATCATGCTGGCGAATACCTGTATGTGGACTTACCGTTCTGATGAGTGTGGTTACACGGGCAGGGCAGTGGCTGACGAGTTCGACAAACCAACGACGGATATCCGGAAGGACAAATGCAGCAAGTGTATGCGCGGGTGTGAGTTGCGCAACAATACCGGTAATTTCGGCGGTTTCCTTTCCATCAATAAACTTTCTCAGTAAATCCATGACACAGACAGAATCAGCGATTCTGGCGCACGCCCGGCGATGTGCTCCAGCGGAGTCGTGTGGCTTCGTGGTGAGAACGCCGGAGGGAGACAGGTATCTTCCCAGCGAGAATATCTCCGGTGAGCCGGAGGAACGGTTCCGGATGGCTCCGGAGGACTGGCTGCGGGCACAAATGCAGGGTGAGATTGTGGCGCTGGTCCACAGTCATCCCGGTGGTCTGCCCTGGCTGAGTGAGGCTGACCGGCGGCTGCAGGTGCAGAGTGATTTGCCGTGGTGGCTGGTCTGCCGGGGGGCGATTCACAAGTTCCGCTGTGTGCCGCATCTCACCGGGCGGCGCTTTGAGCACGGGGTGACGGACTGTTACACGCTGTTCCGGGATGCTTATCATCTGGCAGGGATTGAGATGCCGGATTTTCATCGCGGGGATGACTGGTGGCGTAACGGTCAGAATCTCTATCTTGACAATATGGAGGTGACGGGTTTTTACCGTGTCGCACTGACAGAGGCACAGCCGGGCGATGTGCTGCTGTGCTGTTTTGGTTCATCGGTGCCGAATCATGCCGCCATTTACTGTGGTGACGGCGAGCTGCTGCACCATATTCCTGAACAACTGAGCAAACGAGAGAGGTACACCGACAAATGGCAGCGACGCACACACTCCCTCTGGCGTCACCGGGCATGGCGCGCATCTGCCTTTACGGGGATTTACAACGATTTGGTCGCCGCATCGACCTTCGTGTGAAAACGGGGGCTGAAGCCATCCGGGCACTGGCCACACAGCTCCCGGCGTTTCGTCAGAAACTGAGTGACGGCTGGTATCAGGTGCGCATTGCCGGGCGTGATGCAGGTGAAACCGAATTGTCTGCCCGTCTTAATGAGCCGCTGGCAAATGGTGCAGTGATCCACATAGTACCGCGTCTGGTGGGAGCTAAAAGTGGCGGTGTGTTTCAGGCGGTGCTGGGGGCGGCTGTTATGGCGGTTGCTATATGGATGCCGGGGGTAGGAATTATGGCGAGTAATCTGCTGTTTTCTCTCGGTGCCAGTATGACGCTTGGCGGTGTTGCACAGATGCTGGCACCGAAAGCCAGAACTCCCCGTACACAGACAACGGATAACGGTAAGCAGAACACGTATTTCTCGTCACTGGATAACATGGTTGCCCAGGGCAATGTTCTGCCCGTTCTGTACGGTGAAATGCGCGTGGGGTCACGTGTGGTTTCTCAGGAGATCAGCACGGCAGACGAAGGGGATGGTGGTCAGGTTGTGGTGATTGGTCGCTGATGCAAAATGTTTTATGTGAAACCGCCTGCGGGCGGTTTTGTCGTTTATGGAGCGTGAGGAATGGGTAAAGGCAGCAGTAAGGGGCATACCCCGCGCGAAGCGAAGGACAACCTGAAATCCACGCAGTTGCTGAGTGTGATTGATGCCATCAGCGAAGGGCCGGTTGACGGTCCGGTGGATGGATTAAAAAGCGTGCTGCTGAACGGTACGCCGGTCCTGGACAGCGAGGGGAAGACAAACTTTTCCGGTGTTACGGTGGTGTTCCGTGCAGGTGAGCAGGAGCAGACACCGCCGGAGGGTTTTGAATCCTCCGGCTCCGAGACGGTGCTGGGTACGGAAGTGAAATATGACACGCCGATCACCCGGACCATCACGTCGGCAAACATCGACCGTCTGCGCTTTACCTTCGGTGTGCAGGCACTGGTGGAAACCACCTCAAAGGGTGACCGGAATCCGTCGGAAGTCCGCCTGCTGGTTCAGATACAGCGTAACGGTGGCTGGGTGACGGAAAAAGACATCACCATTAAGGGCAAAACCACTTCGCAGTATCTGGCCTCGGTGGTGGTGGGTAACCTGCCGCCGCGCCCGTTTAATATCCGGATGCGCAGGATGACACCGGACAGCACCACAGACCAGCTGCAGAACAAAACGCTCTGGTCGTCATACACCGAAATCATCGATGTGAAACAGTGCTACCCGAACACGGCGCTGGTCGGCGTGCAGGTGGATTCAGAGCAGTTCGGTAACCAGCAGGTGAGTCGCAATTATCATCTTCGCGGGCGCATTCTGCAGGTGCCGTCGAACTATAACCCGCAGACGCGGCAATACAGCGGTATCTGGGACGGAACGCTTAAGCCAGCATACAGCAACAACATGGCCTGGTGTCTGTGGGACATGCTCACTCATCCGCGCTACGGCATGGGGAAACGTCTTGGTGCGGCAGATGTGGACAAATGGGCGCTGTATGTCATCGGCCAGTACTGCGACCAGTCAGTGACGGACGGATTTGGCGGCACGGAGCCGCGCATCACCTGTAACTCTTACCTGACCACACAGCGTAAGGCGTGGGATGTTCTCAGTGATTTCTGCTCGGCGATGCGCTGTATGCCGGTATGGAACGGACAGATGCTGACGTTCGTGCAGGACCGACCGTCGGATAAGGTGTGGGCCTATAACCGCAGTAATGTGGTGATGCCGGACGATGGCGCGCCGTTCCGCTACAGCTTCAGCGCCCTGAAGGACCGCCATAATGCCGTTGAGGTGAACTGGATTGACCCAGATAACGGCTGGGAGACGGCGACAGAGCTTGTGGAGGATACGCAGGCCATTGTCCGTTACGGTCGTAACGTCACGAAGATGGATGCCTTTGGCTGTACCAGCCGGGGGCAGGCACACCGCGCCGGGCTGTGGCTGATTAAAACGGAACTGCTGGAAACGCAGACCGTGGACTTCAGCGTGGGCGCAGAAGGGCTTCGCCATGTACCGGGTGATGTCATTGAAATCTGCGATGATGATTATGCCGGTATCAGCACCGGTGGTCGCGTACTGGCGGTGAACAGCCAGACCCGGACGCTGACGCTCGACCGTGAAATCACGCTGCCGTCCTCCGGTACCACGCTGATAAGCCTGGTTGACGGAAGTGGCAATCCGGTCAGCGTGGAGGTCCAGTCCGTCACCGACGGCGTGAAGGTGAAAGTGAGCCGTGTTCCTGACGGCGTTGCAGAATACAGCGTGTGGGGGCTGAAGCTGCCGACGCTGCGCCAGCGTCTGTTCCGCTGCGTGAGTATCCGTGAGAACGACGACGGCACGTATGCCATCACCGCCGTGCAGCATGTGCCGGAAAAAGAGGCCATCGTGGATAACGGGGCACACTTTGACGGTGACCGGCGCGGCACGGTGAATGGTGTCACGCCGCCAGCGGTGCAGCATCTGACCGCCGAAGTCACCGCAGACAGCGGGGAATATCAGGTGCTGGCGCGCTGGGACACGCCGAAGGTGGTGAAGGGTGTGAGCTTCCTGCTTCGCCTGACCGTGGCAGCGGACGACGGCAGTGAGCGGCTGGTCAGCACAGCCAGGACGACGGAAACCACATACCGCTTCAGGCAGCTGGCGCTGGGGAACTACAGGCTGACAGTCCGGGCAGTAA